AGCACACGAATTATTTTTAGATAATTTGGAAATTTGCGAAAGAAATCGTAAATTGATGCAGTTAGCAGAACCAACATTTAGTGGTAATCTCCGTATGAAAATTATGGATAGATATAACGAACCTACTACAAAATTTGACAAACAAACTTTCTTAAAGTATGGTTTGAAACATAGAATGTTAGAAGGGTTTCCAAATGTATTGGACTGGTTACAATCAACATTTTCACATATAGCAAAATTTTAAAAACAAAAAGTTATGGCAAAAGCAACAGAAAAAGTAGCAGACAAATTAGCAAAACCATTGGGAGATAGAGTTCTTCTAACGGAATTAGACCCAAGAGAAGAATCGACAACTGCCGGTGGAATCATTATCCCAGATAGTGCAAAATCGGAAGATGTAAAGAGAGCAAGGGTAGATGCGGTTGGAGATGGTCTATTTACACAATCAGGAGTAGCAATTCCAATGAGTGTAAAAGTAGGTGATGAAGTAATTCTTCCACCATATCATCAAGGAGTAGAAATTAAAGTAGGTGGTAACAAATACCTTCTATTAAGAGAATCGGAATTATTAATGGTTATTAGATAATATAAAAACATGGAGGTCAACAATGAAGTGTCTTAAAAGTACAAAAACAGGAAAGATTATTAGAGTAAGTGATAAAGAAGCTTACGCAGCAACTAGTGAATGGAAATTTATTCCAAAGAGTGAATGGAAAGCAGAAAGACGACCTGCTAAAAAAGAAGTAGAAGTAGTCGTAGAAATAGAAGAAAAAACAATCGCAGAAAAACAATTAAGTAAAAAGAAAAAAGATAAGTAATGCAAGAAGTAGATACACTCGTCAAATATGGCCAGAGTTATCAATCTAAAGTTGTAGCTGCACTTATCACGGATGTTAAATTTTTAGAACAAGTCGGTGAAATTACTAAACCTGCATTTTTTGAATCTCAAGCAAACCAATGGATTATAGGTGAAGTCCAACATTACTTTGATGAGTATAGAACAATTCCGACAATGGAAGTGTTTAAGATTAAAGTTGGTGGAATAGAAGATAAGGGATTAAAACAGACGGTAATAGAGCAATTAAAAAATGTTTATTTACAGGTTGGTGCAGAAGATATGCCCTATGTAAAAAAGGAGTATCTAACATTTTGTAAAAACCAAAAAGTTAAAGAAGCCTTATTCAAATCAGTAGACTTACTCAAAAACGGACAATACGAACAAATTATAGATACAATGATGAAGGCATCCAAAGTGGGTGTTGAATCTGATTTAGGTTTGGATTTTATTGAAAATTTTGAAACCATATTGGAGAATGTTAAAAGAGATTCTTGTTCTACTGGATGGGAGGTTATTGATGAATTAATGGATGGTGGATTAGGACCAGGTGAATTGGGAGTAGTTATGGCACCATCTGGTATCGGTAAAAGTTGGTTCTTATCTAAAATAGCATGTTCTGCATTGGAAAAAGGTATTGATGTTTTACATTATACATTGGAACTATCAGAAAGTTATGTAGGACAAAGATACATTACAATCTTAACGGGTATCCCAACAACCGACCAAAAAGATAGAAAGGATGAAATCATCAGAAAGGTAAAGCAAGTTCCAGGTAGAGTTCGTATTAAGTATTATCCACCACAATTTGCATCTGCTAAAACAATTGCAGCTCATATTGAAAAAATAAAACAAACCGGATTCAAACCAAAACTTATCATTATTGATTACGCCGATTTATTAAAGAGTGGGAATGGTAATAGAGATGGATTGTACGCTGAATTAGGTGGGATATATGAGGAGTTAAGAGGTTTGAGTGGTGAAACACTTATCCCAGTTTGGACAGCAACACAAACGAATAGAGCAGCAATAGACCACGAAGTTATTGGTGCAGATTCAGTAGGAGATTCATATAAGAAAGTTCAAACGGCAGATTTTATTATGAGTGTGAGTAGAAAGACCAAAGATAAATTATCTAATACAGGTCGTATTCACATTGTAAAGAATAGATTTGGTCCGGATGGATTAACATTCCCTGCAAAAATTGACACCTTTACAGGTACAATGGATGTATTTGCAGCAACATCAGCGGATGGTATGGCATCAACTAGAGATAGTAAAAATGGAGAAGGATTAGAGAAAAAACTACTACATAAAAAATATGTAGAGAATATGGGATAAGTATTAAAAAATTAAAAAAAGTGTTAATAAATATTTTTGAAAAAAACCTAAAATTAACTAAAGAAATTGAAGTATTATGGTAGTAGACTACATATATATCTTTACATTTCCCACTTTTTTGGGAAAAATATTTATTAACAAAAATTAAAAATTTACAAAAAAAATGGACATTTCACAAAGAATTTTATCTGACATTACCGTCTATATGAAGTACGCTAAATTTAGACCAGAATTAAAGAGAAGAGAGACATGGGAAGAATTGGTTACTAGAAATATGGAAATGCATATTAAAAAGTATCCACAATTAGAAGAAGAAATTAGAGAAAACTATAAGTTTGTATACGATAAAAAGGTATTACCTTCAATGAGGTCAATGCAGTTTGCGGGAAAACCTATTGAAATATCACCAAATAGAATTTACAATTGTGCATTTGCACCTGCTGATGATTGGAGAGTATTTTCTGAAATTATGTTCCTATTATTAGGAGGAACAGGTGTAGGATATTCAGTACAAAAGCATCACGTTGAAGCATTACCTGAAATTAGAAAACCAAATCAAGATAAAACAAGAAGATTTCTTATTGGTGATTCTATTGAAGGATGGGCAGATTCGATTTCGGTTTTAATGAAAGCTTATTTCTTTGGTGGAAGTAAACCAGTATTTGATTTTAGAGATATTAGAGCAAAGGGTGCACGATTAATTACATCAGGTGGTAAAGCACCGGGCCCTCAACCCCTAAAAGAATGTTTGATTAAAATCGAAGGTATATTAGATTCAAAAAATGATGGAGAAAAATTAAAACCAATTGAAGTACATGATATCATTTGTCATATAGCAGACGCAGTATTAGCGGGTGGTATCCGTAGAGCGGCATTGATTTCTTTGTTCTCTGCAAATGACGAACAAATGATTAGTTGTAAGAGTGGTGCATGGTGGGAAACAAATCCACAAAGAGGTAGAGCAAACAATTCGGCAGTTTTAATGAGACATAAAATTACAAAAGCATATTTTTTAGAACTTTGGAAAAGAATTGAAGCAAGTGGAGCGGGTGAACCTGGTATCTACTTATCAAACGATAAAGATTGGGGAACTAACCCATGTTGTGAGATTGCATTAAGACCTTTCCAATTTTGTAATTTATGTGAAGTAAATGTAAGTGATGTAGTAGACCAGGATGATTTGAATGCAAGAGTTAAAGCAGCATCATTCATCGGAACATTACAAGCAGGTTATACTGATTTCCATTACCTCCGTCCAATCTGGCAAAGAACAACTGAAAAGGATGCACTTATTGGTGTATCTATGACAGGTATCGGAAGTGGTGCAGTTTTAAAAATGGATATGAAGGCCGCTGCAAAAGTAGTTAAGGAAGAAAACAAAAGATTGGCAGAAGTAATGGGTATCAATCCATCTGCAAGAACAACGACAGTTAAACCTGCCGGAACAACATCTTTGACATTAGGTACATCATCTGGAATTCACGCTTGGCATAACGATTACTATATTCGTAGAGTGAGAGTTGGTAAGAATGAAAGTATTTATTCTCATTTATTATTAAATCATCCTGAATTAGTAGAAGATGAATATTTTAGACCACATGATACAGCAGTAATTGGTATTCCTCAAATGGCACCTGAAAACGCAATTTTTAGAACTGAATCTCCAATTCAATTATTGGAAAGAGTTAAGAGAGTACATGGTGAATGGATTAAACCTGGACATAGAACAGGAAATAATTCACACAATGTATCTGCAACAATTTCTATTAGAGAACATGAGTGGGATGCAGTTGGTGAATGGATGTGGGAAAATAAAGAATTCTACAACGGACTTTCAGTATTACCTTATGATGGTGGAACTTACATTCAAGCACCATTTGAAGATTGTACAAAAGAAAAGTACGAAGAATTAATGAAAACATTGCACGATGTGGATTTATCCAAAGTAATTGAATTAGAAGATAATACTGATTTGAGTGGGGAATTAGCTTGTGCAGGAGGTGCGTGTGAAATTAAATAGAGATGATAAGGAATTATATTATTTGGAAAATGGTAAAGTGGTGTTCACTCCTGAATATCACCTTAAACGAGGTGATTGCTGTGGGAGTGGGTGCCGTCATTGTCCATATATTCCAATTGGTATAAAAGGAAATAAAAATACAAAACAAAAAGAAAATGGTAACGGTCAAAAAATTTAGCGCAGTATGGTGTGGTCCTTGTAGAGCACTAGCACCGGTAATGAATGAAATCAAAGGAAATTTTTCAAATGTAAAGTTTGAAGAATATGATATTGATGAATATAGTGAGGTAACAGAAAAATACGGAGTTCGTTCAGTACCGACTGTAATAATAGAAAAAAATGGTATAGAACTACAAAGATTCACAGGCCTTTCATCAAAATTAGCGTATGTAAACGCGATAAATGAAGCAATAAAATAGTTGGTAAATCCAATTTTTTTTAGTAAATTAGTTATATGTGTGGAATAATAGGTGGTAATTGGTTTACTTCTAGTAAGCAAGCCCATACCCAATTACAAAAAATAATTCATAGAGGTAGAGATGCTTCTATTGTAGATGAAATAGACAGTGTCTTCGTTGGACATAATAGATTATCAATACAGGACTTATCTTCAGCTGCAAATCAACCAATGTGGAACGAAGATAAGACCGTTTGTATTGTTTACAATGGTGAACTTTGGGATAGTATAGAAACTAGCGAACTAAAAAAATCCTTAAAAACAAAGTTTATAACAAAATCAGATACGGAAATTATATTAAATGCGTATTGCGAATTAGGAACCAAATCCTTTGAACTATTGGATGGTATGTTTTCATTTTGTATAGTTGATAGTAAAATTAATAAAATATTTGTTGTTAGAGATTATGTTGGAGAATTACCATTATGGTATGCAATTGATAATGATGGAAAATTGGTGTTTTGTTCAGAAAAAAAGGGATTACCAATATCGGAGTTATATGAAAAACAAGTAAAAGCCGTTTATCCAGGAACATACATAGAATACAACTACAAAACGTTAGAACACCAAACTATAACTTATTATAAACTTCCAAATCAAATTATAAATGATGATAGAGAAACTATTGTTAAAAATATAAGAGTATTATTAGAGGAAGCGGTTAAAGTTAAAATGGTATCCGACGTTCCAATTTGCACTATTTTAAGTGGGGGCATTGATTCGGTGATAACAACTTACATACTTTCAAAAATAAACCCTAATATCGAAGCATTTGTGGTTTCAATGGGAGATGGTGATACGAAGAACGATGATATTAAATATGCCAGAATCGCTGCAAAAGAATTCGGTGTAAAGTTACATGAAATCATACTAACCGAACAGGATGTATTAGATTCTATTGATGAAACACTTTATGTTATTGAACAAAGTAGATGGCAGAATGTAGGTTCAGCAATTGCACAAATTGCGTTGGGTAAAAAAATAAACGAGTTAGGATTCAAAGTGGTATTTAGTGGTGACCTATCCGATGAAATTTGGGGTAGTTATGGACATATTCAAGCATTCCATTACAAACCGGAAGATTACGATAAAGCTAGAAGAAAGTTAGTAGAAGATGTTCATAAAACAAACTTCTTAACTACAAACCAATCTATTATGTGGGGTGGGACAGTTGAAGTTCGTACACCATATAGTTGGAGACCATTTGTGGAATACACATTAAACATTCCACCATTATATCAAAAGGAAAATGGTCATATGAAACCCTTATTAAGAGCTGCATTCAAAGGTGAGATTTCCGATGAATTATTATATAGACCTAAAGTGTTTTTTGCAAAAGGAGCAAGAACGGGTGATATGATGGAAGCTAGAAAAGATATTTTGAAATCTCAATTAAATTCCTTATATTTGTATAAAGACAAATTAAACTTAAATAAATTTTTTGAATATGCTTAATTTTATAAAAGCAGAAAAGGGTACAAACGAAATGATAGAGGCTTTAAATAAAGCATCAACTATTATTGATTTATATCCAGAAATATTTCCACATCTCTACAAACAGAGTTTTAAATTGGAAAAGTACATTGAAAAAGGCGGCCTAATATTGCAAGATGGGGTTGTAGTTACTTTTGGAAGATATGGTAGTAATGGTAAAATGAGTAGAAACGCTACCACATATAAAAAGAAAGGAGATTATATTCTACACCAAATTGCAAACATAGACCAACATAATGGTAATGCTAAAAAAATACTTAATGAATTTATAGAATATTGTAAATCACAACATGCAGAGAATTTGTTTCTGACAGTTAGAAAGTATAATGATAAAGCAGTTAACTTCTATTATAGAAATGGATTTGTAAAAGATTCTGATATAAATTGGACTAGTAAAAAAGATGGTGTTATACCAGGAATTGTATTTAGATTAAGATTAGTCGCAGATAAAAATATTGAGACAGTATGTTCATAGAATATTTTAATAAATTTAAAAATATGAAACCATATCTTCTAATAGAAAAGGAAGAGTGGGAGTATATAAAGAAAACTTTTGATAGGGATGATGTTAAAGAATCTTTGGCAGAAGTTTGTATGGCATACGATTTACCATACGCAGATATTACTGAAAATGATGCGAGGCATGATTATCTTAAATTAAAAGGCATTCGTTGGAGAGAATTATTAACCGAAGGTGAATGGTTTCCTCGTAAAGCATCAGATAGTAGATATCCATTAACATTTAGAGGTAAACAACAATTCATTCGTAGATTAAATACCGGAAATGGAGCATCTAATCATTTTCAACAAGCAAATCGTTGGAGTGTAGATGGGACAGTTTCACCTGGCCCATATAGAACTTGGAATAGTAAGGAGTTTATGACAAGTTTAATGGGAGGATTATATACATTGAAATTTGATGTAATAGATAAGGCATCTTTGAGGGTATGTTTGAGTTTAAGGAAATACATATGTTCTCAATTTAAACCCAATGTTGCGAAGGCTTTGTACGACTATTTGGAATGTGAGAACGTATTGGATATATCAGCAGGATGGGGAGATAGAGTATGTGGATTCTTTGCAAGTGAGAAATAGAGAAAAAAGCAGATTTTATTGAATCACCTGCAGAAGATGCAGACCTTTCAATGTATAATGAACACTTTGATATTGTATTCAGTTCTCCACCATATTTTAATGTAGAACGATACTCATACGATGATACTCAAAGTTGGGTTCGTTATAAAAATATTGATGCGTGGAATAAAAACTTCTTACATAAAACAATCGCTAATGTATGGCCTACTATTAAAAAAGGAGGATATCTTGCTATCAACATAGCAGATGTATATGCTAGTTCCAAAGGAGATGGTAAGGGTTATCAAGAAATAACAAATCCAATGAATGATTTTATATCAACATTGGGTGCAGAATATGAAGGATGTTTAGGAATGGAAATGGCAAAGAGACCTGGCTCTGCCGGAGCTGGTGCAATTATAGAGGGTGATGAAGATAGATACACCGAAGAAGCTTTATTAAAAGCAGAAGAATCAAAAAACAAAACATTCTGTGAACCAGTTTGGATTTGGAGGAAATTATAATTTGGTAATACCAAAAAAATATCGTATATTTATAAAACAAAAATAAAATTAATATGAACAAAACAAAAGTTACAAGATTTATCCAAAAGTATAATTTGGCTGGATTAGTAGAATCTGTTGCATGGAAAGCAGCTGATGGAAAATTAGTTACACGATTTATCTCTGATGATAAGACGGTATTAGGTGAAATTACATTAGATAATTTTGCATTTACATCTCCGGAATTAGGAGTATATACAACTTCTACATTGAATAAATTATTATCAGTTTCGGGTGATGATATTGAATTAGAAGCACAATTATCGGAAGGTAAAGCAGTTAATCTTTTTATCAAAAGTGATGATACCAAAGTACAATTTCAATTAGCTGATTTAGCAGTTATACCTTCGGTTCCAGATTTAAAACAACTTCCTGATTTTGATGTAGAAGTTGCATTTGATGGTAAATTTATTGATAAGTTTATCAAAGGTAAAAACGCATTAAGTGACGTAGATACATTCACAGTCTTAACAGAAGATGGTGAATTGAAAATTATATTAGGATACTCAAATGTAAACTCTAATAGAATTGTATTCTCTATTGATAAAAATTATACTAAAACAATTAAACCGATTTCATTTTCAGCGAAATATTTGAAAGAAATTTTGACAGCAAATAAAGAAGCAACTTCAGCTACATTAAAAGTATCTACTGCTGGTTTAGCACATACTGAATTTAAGATTGATGATTTTACTTCAAAATATTATTTAGTAGAAGTTCAATTAACCGCATAATGAGTTTTAACTATTCTAAAAAATACTTTTACGAAAAGAACGATTGGATTTACTCTCCAGAAGTAAACTTAAAATACGAAGATGTTCTTAAAATGCCTTTCCCAAAGTTTGGAGAGTGGGTGGCATTCTTTCGTGAATTAGCAGTAAGAAAATGGAATGAAACTGGAGCACCTCCTCGTATTGGGGTGGATGAAGGTGAAATGATTGAACAATTTTCAAGACTACAAACTTATAAAGTAAATGAATTTGAAGAAAAAGATGACGAAGGAAACGAAGTTATTTTTAACTTTAATAAATTCGCTACTCCAGTAAATCAATTCTTCCCTGCAATGTATAAGACGGGTATCGGTGGTTCAACATATGATAAACCTAAACCATCAATATACGATGTATTTTCAAATGATGAATATCTTCCAGAGTTTATCAAACAAATGAATAGATTAACGCGTCAGGATGGAATGTATCGTTTTTCTAAAACATTACATTTAAATAATCCTGAATTTCATAACTCACATATTCAAAGTGGTAAAGAGTGGATTGAAAAGTGGGTAGGTGGTGATTCCAAAGAAGGATACGAATTTTGTTTATCACAAGCAGATAGTAAAGTCCCGTCACCTCCGATTTCATCAGATGAAGTTAAGGAACTATATAAGAGTGGTATATTATCATATCATCATATATCTTCATTGAAAACAGCGGATTGGGGAGAGAATATTGATAATTTGTATGAAATTGCAAAACAACCAATACAAATTAAAATTTATCCATTAGGACAAACTATATTCCCGGAAGCAACTGCAGCATTTCGTATCGGAATGGGTACACAGGCGGCAGTTAACTTTCCACCATTGACAGCGAAGTATCTTTACCAAAGATTTACAAACCATATCAAAGACCAAAAGCAGATTAATATATACGACCCATCAGCAGGATGGGGTGGAAGGATTTTAGGAGCATTAAGTGTGGATGATAGAAATATACATTACATAGGAAATGACCCGAATACTGAAAACCAAATACCAGAAATTGGTAAAACGCGATATGAATACCTTGCAGAGTTCTTTAATAACAAAGTACCTGGTGCATCAAACCCATTTTGGGGACATGCAAATACTTACGAGATTTTTACAACTGGCTCTGAAATTATTTCTTTAGATGAAAGATTTCAAAAGTATAAAGGTAAATTAGATTTCGTATTTACTTCACCACCATATTTTGATAGAGAAAGATATTCTGATGATGAATCTCAATCATTTAAAAAATTCAATTCATACGAAAGTTGGAGAGATGGTTTTTTAAGACCAACTTTAACAACTGCATTTGAATACCTTAAAAATGATAGATACATTTGTTGGAATATCGCAGATATCAAAGTTGGTCCAGATAAATTCTTTACATTAGAACAAGATAGTATAGATATATTAACGGAATTAGGTTGTGAATATAAAGGTAAATTAAGAATGACAATGAGTCCAATGACTGGAATGGATTTATCAAAAGCAAAAAATAGTATGACTATCGAAGGACAGTTCTACAAATACGAACCAATCTTTATATTTTATAAACCATAACATAAAAAATGTATCAAAACATATTCTACGAAAGGCAAAAGAACTTAATTCATCTATGGGATGATACAAAAGGTTACTTTACCTTACCTTATAGGAAATACGCTTATAAAAAAGACCCAATGGGGCAACATCTTTCAATGAATGGTGACCGTTTGACTAGAATTAGTAAATGGGAAAAGGAAGATAGTGATGACTTATTTGAAAGTGATGTTCCTGAAACTACTAGAGTATTGGTTGATATGTATGATAATGATTTACCATCAACTGGTCATAGAGTAATGACGTTTGATATTGAGGTAGAAATGATTACAGGTCTACCAAATACACGAGAAGCACAAAACGAAATCACAGCAATTGCAACCCATGATGGTGCAACTAAACTATACGATGTATTCGTATTAGATAAAGAACGAAAAGTTAAAAACAATGCCAAAAACTTTAGCAAAGATGGGCGAGAAGTTACTCTTCACGTTTTTGATAACGAGAAAAATCTCTTACTTGCTTTCCTTAATTATTACGAGGAAATTAACCCGACTATTCTTACCGGATGGAATATAGATTTTTTTGATATTCCTTATTTGTATAATAGATTAAAGAACGTATGTGGAGAAGGACATGCAAAACGATTATCTCCAATAGGACAGGCATTCTGGTCACCATATAGAGAGAAGTGGAGTTTTGGTGGAGTATCTATTTTAGATTACATTAACCTTTATAAAAACTATAACTATGGTTTGGAAAGTTCATATACTTTAAATCACATCGCAACAAAAGAGTTGGGTAGAGGTAAGGTTGAATATGAAGGAAGTTTGGATGATTTGTTTGAAAATGATTTAGAGAAATTCATTGAGTATAACATTGTCGATGTGGACTTGGTGGTTTCAATGGATTCAAAATTACAATTTATTGATTTATGTAGAGCGATTTGCCACGCCGGATTTGTACCATATGAGGATTATATATACTCTTCAAAATATTTAGAGGGTGCATGTTTAGCATATCTTAAAACTAAAAATTTAGTAGCACCAAACAAACCAAAAGATAGAAGAGAACGAATGCAGGCTCTTAAAGATAACAACGAAGAAAAGTTTATCGGAGCATATGTTAAAGAACCAATTGTTGGTAAATATGATTGGATATATGACTTGGATTTAACATCTCTATATCCTTCAATCATTATGACCCTAAACATCAGTCCTGAAACTAAAATAGGAAAGGTAGCGAATTGGAATGCAGAAGAATGGATAAAAGGTGGAGCTCAAAATTATAAGATAGTTGGCAAAGATGGTGATATCTATGATTATTCTAAACAAGAACTTGCAGATGTTATTAAAGATAGTAATTTAGGTATAGCAGCAAATGGTGTATTATATAATCAGGATAAACCAGGCCTAATTGCAGATATTCTTAATACGTGGTTTCAACAAAGGGTTGAGTTTCGTAAATTAGAAAAACAATATGGTGAAGCAGGTAATACTGAAAAATATGAATTTTACGCTAAAAGACAGTTGGTACAAAAAATTCTATTGAACTCAATGTATGGTGTATTAGGATTACCTGCATTTCGTTTCTATGATATTGATAATGCAGAAGCAGTTACTATCACCGGTCAAACTGTCATTAAGGATTCAATCTATATGATGGCAGAACCTTTGGTAAAACATAGATACCCAGAATATAAAACATTTGATGAAAAGAGAATGGCGGTTGAGGTAGATAATATCGCAACTGAAACACAAACATTCTTAAATACATTCTATGATATGTTAGCTGAAAGATTCTTTTGTATTCCAAAAGAGAAACATAGATTTGAAATCAAAAAAGAATACATCAGTAAAGCAGGATTTTGGGTAGCAAAGAAACGATATGCACAATGGATGATTTTGAAAAATGGAATTCCATGTGATAAGTTGGATGTGAAAGGATTGGATGTAGTTCGTTCCTCATTTCCAAAAGCATTTCAGGGGTTCATGTCTACAATGTTGAAAGATATCCTAATGGGTAAAAATAATGCATATATAGATGAAACTTTACTGGCATTTAAAAAGAGTTTACCTTCTTTACCTGTTAAAACTATTGCAAAAGGTGGAGCAATTAAAGAGTTAAGTAAATATGATAATGGGTCTTGGAGAAAGGATAGTGGATTACAAATTGCTAATTTTGAAAAGGGAACACCTGCACACGTTAAAGCTGGTATATCTTATAATAGATTATTGAAATTCTTTGATTGCCCGTTTAAGCATGAGCCAATTAGAGATGGTGATAAAGTTAAGTGGGTATATTTAAGACAAAATCCATTAGGATTAGACACCGTCGCATTTAAAGATTACAACGACCCAAAAGAGATTATGGATTTTGTAGAAACGTATGTAGATAGGGATATGATTTTTAAAGCAGAATTGGAAAATAAATTGGATGATTTTTATAACGCATTAAAGTGGGAGAAGGCTTCTACCGAAGCACAAACTGCAAAAAAGTTTTTTAGTTTTTAATTATGAAAGGAATAAAATTTTGGAAACCACAAACATTTGATATTGCAACATTTAAGTGGAGATTGCATGAAAGAAGAAACAAAGAATTTATTGGAAATGGTTCTGATAAAGGAAAAGCAACTTATAATTTTAATGAGTTAGGATTTAGAGGGGCTTCGCCTAAAAAGAAAGGATTTAAAATAATGAGTGTTGGGTGTTCACATACGGAAGGTATTGATGTATACGACCATCAGACATGGCCAGCACAATTATCATCTTTGATATCAGATTCGGTTGATATAAATTTAGGAATTAGTGGTAGAAGTAATGACTATATAGCTAGGAGTGTTTTGACATATACAAATGAATTTAAACCTGATTTGGTTTTAATTATGTATACTTACCCAAATAGAAAAGAATTTTATACCGAAAATGGCGGAATAGAACCATATCATCCAAATCCTTGGGGATATTTTGATGAAGATAGAGAAGGTAGACTAGAATGGGCAGGTATAGTGAGTTCTTCAAACGAAGAAAATGATTTAATGAATTGGTATAAAAATCATTTGTTAATTACATACTACCTAAAAGATAAAGGTATACCATTTTTATGGAATGGAACGTTTATAGGAACTGATTACAAAGATGACAACCGATTTGATGGAAATTACCCATCTATAAAAGATACACATCAACATGCAACATATTTAGAAAATAAAGAATACGCACAAAAATTATATAATCATATAGAAAAGCTTGGTATTTTAAAAAAATAATCGTATATTAAATAAAATAAATAAAAATGAGTGAACAATTAAAATTATTCCCGCAAGAGGAATTACAACAACAAGAAGTAAATATTCCAGAAGCACAACCAATTGCAGATGCAGAATGGTGTTTTCAATTTTTTAATAATGAACCTGTTGTATTTGGTTACCAAAACGAAGGTGGTGCATCACTTCCTTTAACATTACAAATATTAGCAAAAGAAGGTGAATCATTAAATTTTAAACAAAACGGAATGGAATTTAAAATATTTCCAAGACCAATTTCAGAAGAAACTAAATTAGAAAGAGAAAATGAAAGTAAAAATAAAGAAGCTTAGTAGTGATGCAATTATTCCTACATATGCAAAAGCAAGCGATGCTGGATTAGATTTGGTCGCAACATCAATTGTAAGCGGAACGCCAACTCAAATTACATATGGATTGGGAATATCATTAGAAATACCTGATGGTTTTGTTGGATTAGTATTTCCTCGTTCATCTATTCGTAATTATGATTTAGCATTAACCAATTCGGTTGGTGTAATTGATAGTGGATATAGAGGGGAATTACAAGCAACATTTAAAAAAACCAAAGGATTGGAATCCAAAATATATGAAGTGGGAGAAAGAGTAGTTCAAATTATAATCATCCCACACCCATCTATTGAATTTATAGAAGTAGAAGAATTAACAACCACCGAAAGAGGCGAAGGCGGATTCGGTTCAACTGGAAAATAATATGAGTTTTTTCGCAAACGAAAATAGTAAAAAAGAACATAGCTTGTGGGTGGAGAAATATCGTCCACAAACCCTTGCTGACTATGTTGGTAATGAAACCATCAAAGAAACGATTCAGCAGTATTTAGATGCAAATGATATTCCACATTTATTGTTATACGGAAAAGCGGGTACAGGTAAAACTACACTTGCTAAATTAATCGTAAACACAATCAAATGTGACCATATGATTATCAATGCATCGGATGAAAACAATGTTGATACTGTCAGAACAAAAGTTAAGAATTTTGCATCATCCGTTGGATTTTCTGGATTCAAAGTAATCATATTAGATGAGTTTGATTATATGACACCAGGAGCACAAGCGATTTTGAGAAACTTAATGGAAACATTCAGTAAGCATTGTCGTTTCATATTAACTTGTAACTACATTGAGAAAATCATTGACCCTATTCAAAGTAGATGTCAGTCTTTCGCAATTACTCCTCCAACTAAAAAGGATGTAGCAGTTCAGGTAGCAAAGATATTAGATGCTGAAAATATTAAGTATGAACCAAAGAATATGGCAGATGTGATTAATTCATATTACCCAGATATTAGAAGAATACTTAATACTTGTCAATTACAATCGGCAAAAGGTGAATTGAAAGTAGACCATAGAGTAATGGTTGAAGCTAACTTTGCAACTAAACTTATTGAATTGTTAAAGGAATCCGATGACAAGAGAAATATGTTTATGAAAATTAGACAGGCAGTAGCAGATAACAAATTAAACGACTATTCAGAAATGTACACAATGTTATATGACAAAGTGGACGAGTATGCGAGTGGAAATGTAGCGAATACAATTTTAACTATTGCAGAGGGGTTATCCAAAGATGCGTTAGTAGTAGATAAAGAAATAGTATTTATGAGTACAATTATTCAAATTTTAAACATAATAAAATAATGGAACAACAAATGAACCAATTACCGCCGAATTTTAATTTAAATGACGCGAGAGACATGGATTGTGAATGTGGTGGAAAGATTTTCTTACCAGGTTATAGATTCAAAAAAATTAGTAGATTATTAACAGGTGCACCAAAAGATTCAGTTATGCCAATTGAATTATATGTGTGTGCAAGTTGTGGTAAACCTTTAAATGAATTATTACCACAAGAATTACAAGAAACAAAAATCATAGAATAATGGCAGTTAAAAAGTTATTTGACCATATAAACGCAATAACTTCCGAACAAGACCCAAAATATTTTGATAAATTAACGGAGGAAGATATTAAATCATGGAGTAACTTTATGATTAACCGATTTCTTTCAATGAAACCAGAGTGGGTGGAATTAATTGCAACATTGCTTCCACTTACTCAAACGTTGGAACCAAAAGAAATGTATAAATTGTATATTAGTGTTATTCCAAAAGGAAAACATTATTTAAAATATATCAAAGGTAAGTCAGAAGATAAATACGAACAATTTATAGTAGACCTTTTAAAGAAAGAATATGATTGTTCGGAAAGACAAGCAAACGATTATATAGAAGTTTTATACGCAACCAGAGAAGGTAGAGAATATATGAAATATGTTTGTGAAAAATATGGAGTAGATAAAAAACAAATCACAAAATTGAAATTAAAAATTTAATGTCAGATACATTTTGTATATTACCATTTTTACATATTAATGCCTATCCGGATAAAAAATTAAAAGTTTGTTGTTATTCACAAACTTTTTTAGAAAATACTAATTTAGAAAATGATTCAATTTCTGATGCTTTTAATTCGGATGAATATAAGCAAATAAGATTGGACATGTTAAATGGTGAAAAACCAAAATTTTGCGATGTTTGTTATAAAATGGATGAAGAAGGTGCTGAAAGTTATAGAACTAAATGGAATAACTATTATTCACACTTAATTCAAAAATATAAAAATAAAACAAGAAAAGATGGATATAATTATCCAGATTTTGTTAGATTAGATTTAAGACCATCAAATATATGTAATTTTAAATGTAGAAGCTGCACATCAGAATATTCTTCAACTTGGATTGAAGAACAAACCGCGTTTAAAAAATTTATGGGAATTGCAATTGATTCTAATAAAAATGAAATAAACATAACAAATTTTGATATTGATAAACGATATTTAAAAAATTTAGAACATATATACTTTGCTGGTGGAGAGCCCCTATATATGAAAGAAATGTATGAATTTCTTTCAAATTTGGACAATAAAGATAAAATAGAAATTCATTTAAATACAAATTTCAGTTTAGTTAAATTTAATAATAGAGATATATTTGAATTTTTTTCTCAATTTAAAAGTATTAATTTTGGAATATCATGCGATGGTATTGGTAATATTGGAGAATTTGTAAGAACAGGATTTAATACAAATAATTTCATAAATAATATGAACTTGCTAAATGAGGCAAAACAAAAATATGGAAATATTAAGCACGTATTTCAATATACTTGTTCTATATTAAATTGTTTTGATTTTCCAAATTTTAGAAAAACAATGTATCATATGGGGTATATAGATTCCGATTCTCAAATTAGATTTGGATTCGTAGAACATCCATATTGGTTAAATGTTTCTAATTTTGAAGAAAAAATTGAAATAATAGATTTATATAATAGACTTGACAAAACATTTAATTATCATGATTTAAAAACTGAAATTAAAAATTTTGTAATATATTTAAAAACAAATACAAATCATCCTAAAAATTCAAAGGAAATGTTTAAAACATATATTAACTTTGGAAATAAATTTAATAAGGTAAACATACCAAACGAATTGGAATATTTAAAAAAATATTTATGATTGATAAAAAATATTTGATAACATCAGGGTGCTCATTTACGGAAGGACATAAATTGGGTATAACTGCATCTTGGGCGAAATATGTAGCTCAAAATAATAATTTAGAATTAATTAATATAGCAAAAGGTGGTGCAGGAAATGACGTAATAACTCAAAATGTAATAAACTACGCCACACTAAATCCTGAAATCGCCAAAGATAGTTTATTTATAATACAATTATCGGAGTGTTTACGATTTTTAATTTGTTGGGATTCATTTGATGAACCGCATAATGAATCTCTTTATTGGCATCTAACACCCCTACAATTTTTAGATAGAGGTGGTTCTCATAAAGTAACAGCCGAAGGGTTTACTGGTTGGGATTTAGAATTTCCATTAAATAAATGGATATATGATAACAGATATTCAATAGCTCAATTATATACAAATATAACATTTTCTTTAATAAAAACATATCATAATATTATAAATTTTACAAATTTTTGTAAAGCAAATGGTTATCAATTTTTAATATTTGATGGTATAAATAATCATATTCCAATTTTAAATAAAAACAATAATCAATGGTTTTTAAAGGATTCACATGGACAACCAAGATATGAATTAGCGGTTTCAAATGAAATAGAAAATGATATTAATTTTTTTCACAATACACATCATCCACTTATTCATAAAAAATTAATAGATACCATAAAAGAAAATCCAAATTATTATAAAGGATATACCTTAAATGATTTTATACATACAAATGAAAAATACCATATTGGAAACGATAACCACCCAAATGAATTAGGTTCACAGGTTTGGGCAGAACATTTACAACCAATTATTGAAGAATTATTTGGTAAATAAAAATATTTTGGTTATATTAGATATATTATGGCAAGAGTATCATTTTCACAATATAGTATGTGGCATAGTTGCCCACATCAATACAAATTAGCATACATAGATAAGTTAGGAGAAAACTCTTCTAATATACACTCAATCTTTGGAACTGCAATGCACGAAACACTTCAAAACTATTTGGAGAAATGTTTAAGAATATCAAAGTCACAAGCTGACAAAATGATTGACTTAAAAGAGTATCTAAAAGAAAGAATGAGAGATGCATATCTTAAAGAAACCGAAGGTGAAATAGGAAATACTACAATATGCACCAAAGAAGAAATGGTGGAGTTTTTAGAAGATGGAAATGTCTTATTAGATTGGTTTCAAAAACCTAAAAACTTCAACAAATTCTTTTCGTTAAAACACGATGAGTTGGTAGCAATTGAACAACCTATAAACACAAAGATTTCGGAGAATGTAAACTTCATGGGTTTCATAGATTTGATTATCAGAGATACCTTTAATGGTAGATATAGAATCATTGATTTCAAAACTTCTACAAGAGGTTGGAGTAAATATCAAAAATCAGACCCAGTTAAAAACGCACAAATCTTATTATACAAAAAGTTCTATGCTGAATTACTAAACATTTCCGAAGATGTGATTGATGTTGAATTTATCATATTGAAAAGAAAGGTAGAGGTGAGAGAGGACATCCCAACACATAGAATGAGTAAGCATGTACCTGCAAATGGTAAGGTATCGGTAAATAAGGCTTGGAAGGGATTTACGGAGTTTGTAGAGAGTGTATTTGACACCGATGGTAATTATAGAACCGATATAGAATATCCTAAAAATGCCACCAAACTATGTGAATGGTGTGAGTTTTTTGATAGAGGAATATGTGAT